ATCAGATCTTTTAATTCTTTATCAGCCATTTTTTATTTCCATTTGTTAGCTTCTTTTCTTTCCTTAGCTTTTTCGGCCTTATTCTTTAAATGTAAAATTAGCATATTGACATATACTTCCCTTTCCCAAGGCACCATGTTTTCAAGTTCTGTCAGACTGTATTGGTGCTCTTGCATTAACAAAAAGTTCGTCTTGTAAAAATTTTCAAGACGCTCCTGAGAAAGAGTTAGGCGAAAAAATGTTCGTAACCATTAATACTAATCGCCTGTTCTGCCTCACAATGGGGACAAGTATATTCAACTCTATGTTCTACATAAGGCATAGACCTAAAAAACTCCCTCATTTGATCCATTGCTGAAAGTGGAAGTTCTTCTAAAAATTCCATAAGCTCTTCATCGCTTACATCTTTTATTAAAGTTTCTTCTTCTTCAGTTACAATAGATACTATACATTTAGATATAACATCAATATCTGTCATATCTTCTAAGTCTGCCACTTCTTTAGCAGACGGATATTTCATTACAACAATAAAATCATCTCCAACCTTAATGTTTGTATCGGGAAGATTATCCAATCCCTTTGCTGTAAGGTTTTCAAGTTCTAAATCATAACTTATAGTCTTTTCACACTCTCCACATATTAAACTAAATTCCTGTGTTTCACCTACTGATTTAGATCTTATTTTAATGAAAACATCTTGCATATCAAACATTGTCATGTCTTCATCAAGTTCTCCATTTGTACAATTTTGTACGATTTGGTGACAGGCATTTACCATGCCTTTGTAATCACCTTCTTCACTTGCCAACATTAGAATCTTTTCTTCCTTTACGAGGAAAGGTCTAAACTTAATAGTCTCCCCTGTAGATGGAAGAATAGCCTCATACTGTGGCACGTCAACTCTTGGTAACATAATTTTCTCCTATAATATAATTATTCATTAACCTAATTCGTCTTTGCCTAGATTTACTTCAATACCTTTTGCTATTGGAACATCTGAAGATTCCCAATAAGCGGCGGATACAATAAGAGTAGTTCTTACTATACTAGTCGTTCCCATGGACAATGGAACTAAGTTTAAAACTTTAGGCGTACATTCAAACAATGTCCATTCTTTATTAACAGGTGCTAGTCCACCTATTTCGCCAGGAGGAACACCTTCTCCTCCTAATGATATAGCTTTAATTTGTATTGTTGCTGAGATGTCATCTAAATAGGCAACTTGTTTTCCTGTAGTATCTACACAAGCTTCAATCCATTTTTCAAATACAGATCTAAGTCCCCAATTTTCATCTGTTAGGAATGTCATGTTTATTTCTTGTCCTAAGAAACCTACATTTGTATTTCTATAAAACTTCCATGGGCCTAAATTAATTTCTTTGTTCTCTACAACCATACCAGGAACCTGTACTTCTTCACAGAATAAAACAACATCTTTTTCTGCAGAAGTTCTATCGACGTCTAAAGATGTGGGTAAAGTTATACTAACTTCCCATCTCTCAGAACGCTGCATTGGCCTTTTCTTTAAGGCATCTCTAAATTGTGATAAATTACCTAATGCTCTAGCCATTTATTTTCCTCTTATCTCTTCTTGTTGTATCCATTGAATTTTTATAGACAGTCCTTTCTGTTGCTCCTACAAAATCTTGAACAGGAAGATAAACTGCTGTTTTCCAATGTTTGTAATCTACTTCTATCATTTGTCCTGTTATGTGTCGAGATAAGTATTGTTTAATACTACCCCTAGTTTCTGGGAACCTGCCAAAGTTTTTTAACATTGCCCAATTAGCTTTTAATGTAGCCTCATCTTGATCCATGTCTTGATCCCATGGCATCTTTTTTCTTACTAGCCTATCTAGTAACTCTGCTCTAGCCTGTACAGGCAGATAGTGAAAGTTTATGCCACTAAATCCATTCGATGTAGGTTCTACTATTACTACAAGCGGACATGTATCATAGTAAGGTAATGTAGCTTTATGCTTTGGATCGTAAGAATACATATACATTTTACCTATTTCTAATCTTCTAGATACTTTACCTAGGTCTGTTTGTCTCGCTTCGTCATAAGTGTTTATACCCTGTGCATATTTTCTAATTGCACTGACATACCATTGATGCGATCTTTCTTGTTGATTCGCTGCTGTTCTTATATCTGCAAATGGTGTTCTGTCCATAATAGTATTTATACTAGATACCCAATTCTTTTTCAGTTACTATCTTAAATTCCATGCCTTGAGACTTACAAAAATCCATTGCAGATTTCCACTTTGCTTCGTTAACAGCATACTGTGCTATCTCATTTAAGTATTTTTTTGTTTTTCTCTTACCTACTGCAGGAGGTTTAGTGAACCTATTAGGCTTAACTTCTATTAAATACTTCTTAATTTTGTCTTGTTCATGTACTTCTATATAGAAATCTACAAAGTATCTGTGAACTCTATTGTCTATAGGACTACGATAAGGGACTACAATCTCCTCAGAGTTCCAGCCTTTTATAGAACTATTCTTATCACACCAGTTCATAAACTTTAATTCGTAGGAGGATCTATAGGTAATAGATGTAAAGTCACCTAAGTACTTTGCAGGATTTTTAGGAATAAACTTTCCTTTATATATTTCTTTCGCGTAAACCATATAAATAACACTATAATACCTAGTATTTATAGAGGCAATTAAATGGCAACAAATTATTACCCGCAGGAACTTGGCTCAACATCAATGCCAAATGCAATTAGATTTTATATCAATGAAAGATCTACCTATGCTCCAGCAGCGGCACAGAAAAAGGCGGGTGGCTCAGAACATGCAGCTGCACAGGCAGCGTTATCTAAAGATTATACATCTCAAAACAGAGCTAAAGAAGAAAACTATGAAAGAGCATTAAAAAGAGGTGGACAACTAACAGCAGCTGTAGGTATGTTAGCAAAAGGAGCACAAGCAGCTACAGGTGATGGAGCAAGCCTTTTAGGTAAAGGTTTATTAACAGTTGCGGCAACTGGAATAGCTGGAGAAGTATCTGGAGCAATGGCAACACCGACAGAAACAATAAGACTTGTAGATGACATTGCACTTTATGTTCCTCAATCTTTTATAGCAGCATACGCAGCTAATTGGGACGAAGTGGATACAGGAGTTGCAGGAGCATACTTAGGAGCAGGAAATAAAAGTTTAGGAGATTTATCAGGTACAGGAGAGTTTGCAGCCAGAGGAGTAATTGCAACAGCAGCAGCATTACCATCAGCTTTAGGAGCTAGTATGGACTTGGGAGCAGTACTCGAGGCTTCAAGTAAGAAAGTTAATAACCCATACAAAGAACAATTATTTAAATCAATGGGCTTTAGGCAGTTCTCATTTAGTTACACTTTCTCTCCTAGGAATAAAGCAGAACAAAATCAAGTAGAAGAATTAATTAGAAAGTTTAGATTACACATGCACCCGGCAAAAGCACCAGGGGATTTATTTTTAATATATCCAGCAGAGTTTAGTCTAGTATTTGAAACATTGAGTTCTGAGACGGGTAAGATGGAGAAAAATCCTCACTTACCAGCAATTTCATCTTGTGCATTAAAAAATTGTAAAATAGTATATGGTGCCGATGGATCGTTTAATACATTTAAAGATTCAGGCGGTGCGGCAACAGAAATTACAATGGAATTACAATTTGTAGAACTAGAAGCACTTACAAAAGATCGTATCGAGGCAGGATTATAAATGTATTTTAAAGCACTACCAACAATATTGTATCCTTGGAAGGATAAAGATAAAAAACAAAGACAAGTTATTGTACCTGATATTTTTAGAAGAGTACACATAGACAAATATTTTAAAAACAGATTGAACCTTGTGGCTATGTATGTTAACGATGGCGAGACTGCAGAACAGGTAGCATATAATTACTATGGTTCTACAAAGTATCATTGGATTGTATTGTTATCTAATAATATTGTTAATGTTGTAGATGAATGGCCTAAAGGTTCTAGGCAATTAGCTGATTATGTTACAGACAAATATGGTTCCAATAATGGAACTGATGTTCATCATTATGTTGAATCAGATGACTCTGATATTATTGTAGATTGGAATGCAACAAGATTAGCTAATGGAGAGATTAAAGCTGTTACAAATACAGAATACGAAGAAGATTTAAACGAAACTAAAAAACAGATATATTTATTAGATAAAATATTCTTAAAGGACATAGTAGTACAATATAAGAAATTGGTTAAGTAATACATCATGACAGATATTAAATCAGAGGAAAACCTACAACAACCCGGTCAATTAATAATTGATGAATTGTTTTTGACTACACGAGATATGCACGAGCATGATTTAGTAGGACATCTAATTGAATTAAAC